AGATACCTAGAATGACTAGAGAGCTCAACAAGTTGTTTATCATCGTCATCTGTGGGGTTGTTAATAGTGAAACAATACCATCGGTTTGGTTCATTTGGCATATAGTTTTATATTGAAATTTAGGGGTTTATATAGTAATTATTTTTAGTTTATTACACGGCACTCGCTCCACCTGCCGGCTCCACTCGCTCATCCATATTAATACATACGTTCACTACATATATACATTAGTCTGTTCAGTGACTCGCGCATCCCGGCTTCGCCTCCTTAAGCGCTCGGGGCACAAGGCCCGTATCTACCATTTTCTTTCAGTGACTCCCTCCCTCCCGCCTTCGGCTCCTTTAGGTCGGTCGGGGCACAAGGCCCCTAGGACTGAGGTTGAAGGTTTTTCTCGTAAAATTTAACAATGTAATCAATTTGTACTCTAGCCATGATAACTGCAGGGTCTGTAGTGGTCGTTCTGCTACACATAACTCCACAAGTGAAGTAGGCTCTTTCAGCTGGGTCGGAGCCGTTAGTTAGTCCTGCTAAGTCGTCTCTAGTAGAGAGTCCATCATTCTTATTAATTCCAAAGAACTTTTTGGCACCAAAGGTTTTTGATAAGGTTATAGCTTTGTTTGAATCCACATTGCGTGGCTTGTATGCAATATGAGAAGAACCTCTTTCCATCAGTCCTGTAAGTTTCATATTGGTAGCTGGTACAGCGTCATCTAATCTAAGGAAGCAGTATTGTCCTGCTAATTGTACTTGGTCTACATCGTTATCAAAGTGAACTGTGATTTTACTCCCTAAGACTACATAATGGTTATATTGTGATGCCATTTCATCGAATCCCATAGGTTGGTGTCCTGAAGTAGTTTCATCAGGTTTAAAGACTGAATTTGCTTTAAAAACATGTTGTGTGCTAATAGCAGATCCTGCGGACGTTGCATCTAGCTTGACGAAGTCACAGTATCTAAGTCTACATACTCTTGACTCGGGTATTCCACCTAATACTAATGGTTTGCGGCGGCGGGTCCAACGCTTTTTGCGTCGAACATACTTACGACTTTTAGTAGTGCGTTTTTTACTAGAATATTTTCTTTTAGGCATATTCTTTTATATTGAAATATTGTCTAATATATAGTCCAATTTTTCTGATTTTCGTTGACAGTCACCTTTGTTACTGTAACGAAGTGTTTGGGTAATAATAACCAAACACTGTTACACTAATTTTATTTCTACAATTTTATCTATGCGTCTTTTGACTGCGGGATCTCCATTGAACCACATGTCGGGGTGGGTGTTACTTGTAATATAGATAACCTTAGGTACCCATTCAGACCAATCGTGTAGCACTCTGATCTTCAAAGGATATCTATCTGTAAGTTTCAAAAATGTATTTCTTGAAAGCATTCCCTGTTCGAAGTCGTCTATTAAGACATTCTCCTGTTGTCTGTAGGTTGACCAGAAGCCGTTCCTATAATGCATGTCATGCACTTCAGGGCACTCCTCATATACTCGTCTGGTTTTACCTGAACCTGGTGGACCGTAATATACAATTACTTTAGTTTTCCATGATCGTCGGGTTAACCGAATTAAGGTTTGGTATTCTGCGAAGCTTTTCCTGTTTTTAACCCATGAACCGAAGTGTTCTCGGGCAATAGTTAGCATATCAGTTCCTTCATCTAACCGTTTCTGTATAGCGACTAGATCGTTCCGTTGTCCTTGTCTGTCGGGTTTCCATGTTCCATACTCTGTTGGGTTAGCGCATTCTTTAAAGCAATAATCTCTAGCCTGAGTTCTTGAACCTCGGCGTGGTTCGATATGTGCTCTTGAAATAATACCTCTGAGCCAGCTAAATCGTTTGGGCTTATCGAATTCGACATAGCCTTGATAATGAGGCGTAGCATTTTCTTTCTCAAAGTGCTCTTGAGCATAAATGAGATACCTAGAATGACTAGAGAGCTCAACAAGTTGTTTATCATCGTCATCTGTGGGGTTGTTAATAGTGAAACAATACCATCGGTTTGGTTCATTTGGCATATAGTTTTATATTGAAATTT